CATTAGGATAACGTAATGAACCTGTTGATCCACTTGCTTCTCCTCTTTCTTTAATTGTAATTGGATTACCTGTAACTGCTTCTAGATTAAGGTATGCAGAACTTTCTTCACCATCTGGTATTTGAAATCCAACTTCAGGATACGCACCATTTTCTGCTATCCATTCATTACGTAATTCATTAATTTTGTTTTTTATTGTCCATTCACCTAGTAGTGCATCTATTTCTTTCTGAGAAGCATAGAAGTATTGATTGACAGGAGTAGCATTAGAATTAGCCTTATGTACATAGAATGTATCAGTTGATGCATCAAAATAAAAAGTTTCACCACCAGCATATCCTACATTACCCTCACCACTGTATTTGACTTTGGTTGCTGTTGATGGTATCGCTTCTATTTTTAAACTTTGTGTCATTGTGCCATTGCTACTGATTCTTGTGTTCCATAACCTCTCACAACTCTACGTGCTTTGATTTTATCGTAGAAGTTTTCATTAGTTTCATTCCACACCTCTTCCTTTCTGAAATTAAATTCAGATGTTTTCCGAGTAATAACAAAATCTTCTATTGGAAGTAGGATTGCTGTATCCCATTCTTCTGTATGAAGATCTAATAAGAGACCATCTATATTAGACTTAAGATATTTATGGAAGCAAGCCTTAGGTAAGTTGATTCTACCTCTCTGCAAGTCTCTTATAGCAAGTATCCTTTTCTTAGGTGTCATGTAGTGTAGATTAGCTCCAAAGAATTCTTTTGGTTCTGATTTAATTACATAAACAAGCGGAAATTTGTCCCAATATGGTAGATATTTAGACTGTGCCTTGTATTCGAAGAGGAACATGTGACCTTGCACTGCGTACCTTCTCAATACATTTCCATCTTGTTCATCTTCAGAGTCAAGAGAATCATATCTTTCATCTCGAACAAATTTATTCGAGTCTTCCTTGAATCTATTTACTTCTTTACGCACAGCATTTTTATACCATGTGTACGTTTTAGTTTCACCGCCAGTTAATGCGGTTATTTTTTCAAATATAGTTTCATATCCACTATCGTTTTTTACAGCAGATCGCTGTATATCTCCAAATCCTTGTGCCATTGTTCATACTCCTACACTCCTAGGTTATCTTCAGTTAATATTAGAAAACCCATCTGCCTATCTCCACACCAGTCTTCAGCAGCATCCCATTTAGCACGGTTCTTTGCAAATGTTAGAGCAGCTCTCTTGTAGGCAGATGTTCTTTTATCTTTACCATAAGGGGGTTTTGTTTGTTTCTTTGGTTTTATTTCTATGATGTACTTACCATACGTTCCGTTTTTCTTCTTTACTTTAATATAAAAATCAGGATAGTACCTGTGTGGTTTACCATCTAGAGGTGAACGGTATGGTATTATGACTTCTTCGCTACCCCATTCTATTATAGAGGTAGTTCTATCACAAAACTTCATAAAATGCAGTTCCCATGATGATCGGTAAACGATTGTAGTGGGATTACCTTTGTACTTTTTAGGGTTCTTAGGTTTATACAATCCAGTTTTAGCCATATATAATATAGATCTCACGTTTTTATTTAGTGTGAATATTTCAAAGGTAATGGCAAAGATGGGAGCAGCAGGGGGAATGTCCCTTACTACTTCGTATCGAATTAAATTTGCTAGAGCAGGTGGCACTAATGATGCGATCACAATGATGTGTGATGAAGCACAGTTACCTAACGTACAAGCTGCTACTGCACAGATGGCAGGTAGGTATCTTGGTGAAGGTCCGTTTCAGTATCCACACACTAGATTGTTTACTGATGTGTCTTTAGGATTCCTATGTGATGCAGAGTTAACGCAGTTAAAGTATTTTCAAGTTTGGTATGATGAAATATTTGGTGCTAATAATCAACATGTTATAAAGGATAAGGCAACAGTTGAAGAGATGCATGGTACTGGAACACCTAATAGATTCAGAACAAATAGATTAAATTATCCAGCAAATTATACTGCTACCACATATATTACAAAGGTTGAACAAAGAGAAACAGATGTACCATCTGTTACATATATGCTCGAAGGTTCTTATCCTTATGCTATTGATGCTGTTCCTTTGTCATATGGATCATCTCAAATCACTAGAGTGAATGTTAATTTCCATTATGTTAGACACTCAATGATTTATAGCAATGGAATGGGTGGACTCACAGGAGCAGAGACACAGGTTTTTAACGACGGAGCAGAGACACAGGTTACAGGTTTTTAACGACTGATATATACCAGCAAATTCGAATTTTCGATTCCATGAATTCGGGAAAAAAATCTCCGCACATTTTTCGTTAAAAAAGTCGCATATATAAATATACGACTTGAATTAGTTTTTTATGGCATTACCGAAACTTGGGTATCCCACCTATGAATTAGAATTACCTTCAAATGGCAAAACAGTAAAATATCGACCATTTTTGGTAAAAGAGGAAAAAGTTCTTTTATTGGCTTTAGAGTCAGAAGACGAAAAACAGATTACATCTGCTGTTAAGGATTTAATCAAAAATTGCGTTATTTCGAGAATTAAGGTAGATTCGTTACCTTTGTTTGATTTGGAATATCTGTTTTTGAGGATTCGTGCTGCTTCTATTGGAGAAACCATCACTTTGACTGTAACGTGTCTTGATGATAATGAGACAAAAGCAGAAGCACGTATCAATATTGATGATATTAAGGTTTTTAAGCCAAAGGGTCATTCTACCAAAATTGCGTTAACTGATGAAATGGGTATTGTGATGAGATATCCAGGTATGCAGAGATTCGTTGAATTAGACTTTTTACAGAAAGAATTGAATGCAGAGGAAGTTTTTGAATTAATCGCTGAAAGTATAGATCAGATATATGACGGTGAAGAGGTATATGATTCAACTACCACTACATTGAAGGAATTCCGCACATTTGTAGATGGTTTGACTACTAAACAATTTGAGTCAATTCAACAATTCTATCAAACTTCACCTAAATTGAGTCATACCTTTACAGTGGTAAACCCTAATACTGGTGTGGATTCGGAATATACAATTGAGGGTCTACAGAGTTTTTTCGCATAGCACTCTTTCATAATAATTTGGAAGGGTACTATAGAATGAATTTTGCTCTGATGCAGTACCATAAATACAGTTTGACAGAAGTAGAAAATTGGATGCCTTGGGAACGTGAAGTTTATGTAGCGTTTTTAATGCAATATCTCGAAGAAGTCAAACAAAAGCAACAGCAAGCACAGAATGGCTAGATACCAATCAACAGTTAGTGGTGATACGACCTCCTTTATCGGGGGTAAGATTGCTAGTGCTGCTGGTATGGCAAGAGATGAGGCACAGGCACAAGAGAAAGATAGACAATCTGGTCTGAATGTTGCTAATAGTGGTAATTTATTCGGTAAAGCATTATTAAGTGAATTTGGTGGTGACTTATTTTCTAGAACAATAGGTGTTCTTAATCCGAATCAATCTGCTACACAAACTGATAGAGCTTCTAATAAAGCACGTAGATTTGCAGCAAATTTCCCTAGAACAGATAAGAAGGACGAAGAAGTAAAAAAGTCTAATAGAGACGTTGATCGTGCTGTTGATGATCTTTTAACAAATGATGATCACATACCAGTAAAAGATGAAAAACTAAGGGATTATGTTACTCGTGTCTTTGGTGTTGGTATAGATTCAAAATTAACACAAGTAGATGCTAGAGTATCTAAGAGTGTAGATGTTTTATCTGATATAAGGAAGGTTCATCAAGGTAGTGTCAATCTAATGATTGATCACAATGAACTTATAGCAGGTAAACTTGATAAAGTATTACAATTATACAGTGATCAATTTGACTTCCAACAGTCTTTAAAAGATAGATCAGAAGTAGCTAGATCAGAGACTGAGTTAGAAAGGAAAAGGGATTTATCAACGACTAAAAGGTTTACAGGTCTTGATACTGGTCGTGGTGGATCGATGCTTTTTGGTGCATTATCTGATATTGTAGGTAAAAAGGTATGGAATAAGATAGCTGAAAAGTTAGGTTTAAAAGTTATACCACCTAAAGCTGCTAATGTTGGTATTGGTAGTGTTCTGACTAGATCTGGGAAAACTGCTTTTAAAAATACTAGAGTATCTACTGTCATTAATGAAGTATTTCGAGGAAAGAAGTTTACAAAACAGTTAGTCAAAAACCCATCTAAAGCGGTTGCAGGTTTAACTGAGACATTTAGAGATCCAAATGTCTTGAGATTTATAACAACTGGTCTTGGTAGAACTAACTTAAAAAAAGTAGCTGCTGGAGTAAAATTAGATGCAAAGGGAAGACAGGTAGCAGGTGTTGAAGCATTAATAGATGTAATTAATAATCCACTTGTTGAGGGAGACAATGTTAGTAGTCTAGTTGATGAAGCACTTTCTGCTAGTACAGCAAAAGCACAGGCAAAGGCAACAGCAAAAGCACAGAGAGATGTTCTAAACATTACTAAAAACCCTAAAGCAGCTGAAGCATTTAAAACCAGTTTGGAAGCAGGTCAGATACCTGGAGATGAAATTTTTAGAGCAAATAAAATCAATAAAAAACTTGCTAGTAGTGGTGGGAAGAAAGCAAC